GCGTACTACCGACGAGAACCTGCAAATCTGAATCGCTCATGTAACCGGGGAACACAGCGAACTCGTAGTGGTCCGCGACCGATGGGTTGTTTGCGACGACGCGAGCGGTCCCGATCCGCCCATGCGTGAGTCCTGTCGGCGCCGCAGACCCGGCCGCGCGCCCGATCGCCTGGCCCGTCACCGCGAGCCGGTAACCGTCAGGCCCGTAGGCAAATGCAACCGCTATGTCTACCGGGTCGTTGACTGCCTGCGGCCCTGTAACTGTCGTCTGGCTTACTCCGCCGACCGATCCGATGACGGCGAACCGATTGTTGGCCGCCAGCCGCATCAGGAGCGAGTTGTTGCCGCTGTTGTCATCGATTGACCACAACGTCTGAATCGATGACGACGGCCGCACACGCCCGCGCCAGTAGATAACGCCTGCCGCCGCGCTGAGAAAATCAGGGGTGAACGTGGTTGTCCCGACCGCGCGGGTGACGGTCGACGCTACCGTCTTGATATAGGAGGTCATCGAGTGACCGTCCTCGATCTGAAATCCCCACAGGTGGAAGCCACTAGTCCCATCGCCAGTGAACGACGCGGTTCCATCCTCATCGAGGACGCTTAGCGTGGATCGTAGCGTGGTCTCCGCGACACCCTCCACCGACAGGCCAAGGCGCCAGTAACCATGTGACCTGACGTACTCCTTGTAGACCCGGGCGCCCGTCGCCGCTCCTGCGAGCGTGACATCACCGAACAGCCCCGTATCCGTGTCGAACTCAACGCGGGCGTAGTTCGACCCGCCGGTATCGCCGCACTGCAATCGATACTTGGTGTAAATACCCGTCGGTTTGATATGCCACGACGAACAATACGCTTCTCCTGACACCAGACCTGTCGCATTGCGATAGACCGTATGTGCCCCAGATGCTGCGTCCACGACACACAGTTCTGCCGACGTTGTGCCGTCCGGCGCGACGCCATCGTCCGTCGTTACGGTCACGTTGGATTTGGTGTACCCGGATCGGTGCATTTCCTCCGAGTAGGTCACGAGGTTCGTGCGCGCCGGCTCTATCTTGAGCCCGGTCAGGCCATAGTTGTCCGGGTCGCAGGAGAAGCGCGGGACGCCTGACCCCGCCACAGCGATCTGGCCGTCTGCGTCGTAATAACTGCCATCGCTCGCCCCCGCATACGTCAGCCACGCATCGAGCTTGCGCGTGGCGGCCGACCAGTATTTCCGCGGCTTGATCTTGATCGTTGGGAACGGGTCCGGAGTGTGCTGCTGCGTTTCGAGCCGGATGTTCGCGGGATTGCGAACGAAGGCCGTGGTCGCGATCTTCGTCGAGTCGTCCTCGGCCGTTGGCGTCGGCGCGGTTGGCGTGTCTGTGAATGCCGGCGAACTCAGCGGCGCGAGCCCTGCGAAATCGCCCTCGACCACATAATTCAGTTCCGTCGTGCCAACGGTGATGTCACTCTGGAGTAGGTTAAGCACATAGCTCCTGCCGGCATAGCTTGTGCCACCAAGCGATCGAACGCGCATGCGCGCCAGTTCAGCAGCCGTATCCGCATCGGTTGCGCGCGTGAGCACGTAAGGTGCAGCACCGCTCCCGACCGTCGTCAGCACGTAGATGCCGTTGTGCGCTGCCGACGACCCAACAGTCAGCAGATAGCGCTTGTTGAGTCCCGCAGTGACGCCATCCTGCGTCGGAAACGCGCCGTTCGCATTGAGCGTGATGGTCGCCCCGACGCCCGCCGTGCCATTGGCATAGGTGTATGCCGACAGCGCGGACGCGATCACCGCATCGACCGCATCCTTGGTCTGGTAGCCGGTCGAGGCTACTTCGATATCCTGCTTGCGCGCAGCATGGTTCGCCGCTGTCGGCGCGGGGAGAACGGGCGGGTTGGTGAAGGTGTAGGTGCCGGCGAGTTCGTTCGCGCCGGTCTTGCGCACCGCGTCTGACAGCAGCGACTGTTGACCGGACAGCAGGTCGTCTACCTGCTGGTCCTTCTCGGCCGCCCAGTCGAGCTGGTCCTGCTTGCTGATCGGGTGCGCGCCGGAACTCGGCACCCCATCAGTTTTGTACAGCCGAAATACTTCGCTCGCAGGCTTCGCCATTGCGCGCTGTCCTTCTCGAAATTTTCAGTGAGTTCAGGTAACGGTGACGTTCGCAGGACCGGCCGGGGTCGACTCTTGGTCAGCCGTATTCGCGGCCGTCACCCAATAGGTGTGCGATCCCGCACCGGGCGTGTGCTCGATGAGCATGTTCTGGTTCGGAGCGCCGTAGAGCGGCCCGGCGACCAGCGTGGTCCCGCCATCGGGCGGCGGGTTGGTTCCGAGATAAACCCGTGCGGCGTACATCGTCGGAGAGTTCGGATTGATCCAGCTAATGCGCGCTACGCCGCCGGTTTGATCCTCTGCCGTAGGAACGAGCGGTGAGCCGGGGATGGCTCCACCAGTTGACAATTCCTCGGGAGGCTCAGGAGCCCATGCGCTGCTAGCCCCGCTAGGCGCTACTGTCTGGACCTGCACCTCAATTTGAGTGTCTGGCACGGTCCCGGCATTGATACGCATCCGTCCGCCGCCGATGTCCTCGGCATCGAGTATATTGGTGGTCGTCCACGCATCCTGACCAACGGGCCGGTATCGAACTCGGAACCGGAACACCAGACCGCCAGGGCTTGCCATCGTGTCAAAGTCAACGACAAGCACATCATCGGCGAACTGCGCGTCGATGTTCTCGGGCGGAAGAACGCCAACGTTACCCAGAATCTCCGGGACCGGCGGCGGGTCGCCTTCCTCCGTAGCCGGGTCCCATGCGTCAATCGTGTCAGGGTCGATCTTCACCCACTCGAAGGTGATGCGGCCAGACATGAGGTCTACATCAGCCTTCTGTATTTCGACGATCGCGTCCTCAAGACCGGCCACGAACGGGTATTGCACCCTCACCCACCGCTCGCCCAACACTGCCAGACCGTACAGTGTCGTAACGAACGATCCCTGCATGGTCGGCTTGAGCCGTGCCATCGTTCGCTTGGCAAGCCTGCGAGCTTGCGGGTGCGACTGCACCCAACTGAAATCGATCGCCTGCGATCTAACGACCCCGGACTCGGAGATGTCCGCCTCATCCCGCCAAGGGTCTACCTGAGTTTCTTTGTAGCGGTGCTCCGGAGAGATGAACGTGATCGGGATTTCATTGACGCGCTCCTCATCGGCGACGCCATAGTTCACCGCGAACGCGAGAATGTGCTTCGCCTTGATGATCTTCCGTGGGTCAGTAGGGGCTCGATAAACCCCGATCTTGAGGGCAAGCGCCCCGTCGCCTCTCTCGGTTAGCCACCCGTCGCAGGTGGCGAGAAGAGAGCCGATGACGCTTTCCGGCTTCGTGTCGAACGTCCACCAGCCGTTGGACTCATAGCGCTTCTGCGTTCCTTCCTTGCGGGCGATGATCTCGTCGCAGAGGTCCGCTTCCTCCATCCACTCATCAATGACCGGCGCGATGAGCGTGTCGTAATCAAGCGCCATCCCATGGTCAGGATGCGTGAGGTAATCGATCAGTTGGATGACCGGGTTAGTCGATACCTGCCATGTGTTCGGGTCTTCCCTCAGTTGAGCGGGAGAGCCTCCATTGTCCCTCGGGTCCCACACCGGATAGGCGTCGACGACGAATGACGGCTCTGGCAGGCCGCTCGGGAATATCTCCTGGATCTTCTCGGTCTTCGGTGTTGAACACCGGACCATCGCGCTTGCGATGCCATCGCCCCGATGGTTCTCGCTCCAGATGTCGGATTCCAGAACATCAGTGATGAGCGAATAATGCGTCTCTGTCGGGAGGCCAATGCGCGTCTCGATGCGAACCCGGTTGTCGCCGTATCTGCCATCCTCGAATGGCTGAACAATCCCGTCCTCGTTAACAGTGACGAAATCCTCGTGCAGATAGTATCCGACGATGCCGCCGATCCTACCGCTCACCAGCGCCATCACGTCGTAGGAAATGCCGTCGCTCGTCGCCTCATAGAGCATGAAGTAGCCACCAAGGCGCACGCGACCATAGGCGCCGTTCCTTGGCGGGATTGGCTGGCGTAGAGCCTGCGATCCATCCTGTTTCGGCATCCCCGGCCGGGGCAGAAGCATCTGCAGGCCGATGAGAACGCCGGTCAGAGCCACGTAGCCGACGACCGCAGCAAGCGTGACTGTCGCTGTGCCAACCGTGAACAGCGTCACGTTGGTCACGCCAACCGCAGACAGGATCGCTAGGCCGATTGTCTCGGGCTGATGGTGCCGCTGCATCTTCATGGGCTGCGGCATATTGGGGTCGCCGATAATCACTCAGACCCTCCACGCAGCCACGAGCGGCAGTTCTTTTTCATTCGCAATCAGTAGCCCAATGTCAGTAGTGAGGATTGCGCGCATGCTTTCCGACACGCAGATCGCGCCGGTCATCTTCGGTGTTCGAACGATTGCGATGTCACCGGCCTGCGGCGAGTTGGTGCGGGGGCAGATGCCGTGAACGATCTTCTCAACCAGCGAGACGATCCCGCCTTCGCGTTCAAGGATTCGCAGGCACTCAGCCTCTGTCGAATAAGTCCCGCGCCATTCAGCAACCGGGTCCCATCCCCGTTGAACGACGAACCAATCGGCGAGGACCATCAGGCAGTCAGTCCTTCCCCACTCCCACTTGCGACCGGCAAGCGTGGCGAGGAACTCGGCTAGTCCCCGACCTTCGGCCACTTCTTCCGTCTCTCTTGAGTGTAGAGCGTCGTGCGCTCGCAGAACCTGTCAGTTGGCGAGCGGCGCTTCTGGTCTTGATCCGTGAAGTACGAGAGGCCCGGCCTGCGACGTCCGGTCATGAGGCTGCCTACTGACAGCGTGACCGTCCGCATGATCGGGTCTTGCACGTTCTCGGTAACTGTCTGCGAGATGCCGAGAAAATCGGCCGTGTAGCGCCTGATCCATTTGACCGCGCCAAGCAGTTGCCAGTCGTCGCCCATCAGAGCAAAGCCGACTGCACAGTCCTTGCCCTTCACCGCAGGGGCGTCAGCTTCGGATGCGACCTGTAGGATTTCTGGCGTCACGCCGGACAACGTGAAGTCCACACGTTCGGCTTGGCCATTGATCAATTGTCGAAAGGCAGGGATGTCGGTGATCTCACCGAACCCAACGTAGACAGCGCCCGTCTCATCAATCGCGTTTACGCCCGGCTCGATCTTGCCGATGCCGCACCAGAGGCGAACAATCGGGGTCGTTGCCAGCCGGAAGAAATAGGCAATGCGGTACGAACCGCCGTCGAGGGCGGCATACTCAGCATCGTTCAACATGCTAGGCCAGCATCTCGGAAGTGAAGCCTTCGATCAGCATTGGCGAAGGCCGGGCCATGCCGATGATGTCCGTCCCGATATTCAGGCCGCCGGGCGTTTCAGGTTCGAAGATCGACTTCGGCGCGTCGAAGTCCAGTATCTCCCCACCCGATACGGCTTCCCGAAGCGGCGGCCGTATCACCACGTCGAAATCCCCATCGTCCCGCTCGACGACCCTGCCAATCCGGTACATACGGTGCGACATGACCGGGTGCTCAATCGAGAAGTGCTCCCCGCCCATCAGGCCGCCGCTGTAGTTCATACGGATACGGAGCGAGGTGGAACGCAAAGCCGCAGAGGTAACGATCTCAGCGTCGATCACCGACTGCACATATCCAGAGCCATCGGAGAACAACGAACCGTCATCGTGCGGGATGGTGTCGTAGGACGTGAGCGGCTTACCAGAAACGATAGGCCACGGCTGGTGCGGGAGATCGACGAACGGGATGATGAGCTTGTTCACCCCGCCATCGCACATCGCGTTGATTGCACGCCACGCCTGCCGGTGTGCTGGTGTCGAAAGCTGTATTTCCCCGAACGCGATGGTCCAAAGCCCACCGCCGTCAACCGACATCTTCGGGATGACACCTGCCCCCGAGAGACCCGGTGCGATGACCCGCGCCGATAGCTCAGGCTCAACCGATCGGTACCGGAGGAGCGAAGCCGGGACGTAGATGAGTTCGCTCACCGGTATACCCCAGACGCCTGATGATGCTGTGCGGACGCCATGCCCTTCTGCATCTTCTTCAGTTCTTCGAATTGGGCGCGCTGCACACGTTCAAGGCGGGCAACCGCAGCAACATCCGCGCCGCGCGCGTCGATGACGGGGGCATAGGTGATGCCACCGCCACCAGACGGCAGGGACTTCAGTTCCTGATTGCTGACGATCCGTCCGTCCACGCGCGGGACGAACATTTCCCGACCGCGCTCACCAACCTCGTACATCGTTCCAGCACGAACAGGGCCGCCGTTCGCCATCTTCGGAATGGCTGCCGTCAGGAAGTTGCCGAACGGTTCGGTGAACATCTTCCGAATGAGCAGCCGGAGCAGGTCTTTGTAGAGCGCCTGAAGCACTTCGCTCAATGACTTGCCTTCAACGATCGCGTCCTCGAACGCTTTCCCGATTGCGTCGGCGACGCCCTTCATCATCTCGCCGATTTTCTTGGCTTGGTTGAGCTTGTCCATCTCCGCATTCACATCTTTGAGATGCTGCGGCAATTCTGCGATGGTTGTTACTGCGGGCTTTAAGTTAGTTCCGAACAGCCCTGCTGCACGCGCAGCCTCGGGGAACCCTTCGGCGAACTGCGAGAACTCTCCGCGTGCAAGTCGGGTCTTGAAGGTCAGTTCGTCCAGCATCTTTCGTGCTGCTTCTTGGTCAGCAAGAAGGTCCGGATCGCCAGTCGCCGCAGGTTTATTGACCGTAAGTCGGACCGGCTCAGCCGCCAACCCAGCCTGTTCCCGAAGGGCCTTCAAATTCTGCTGTGCTGCAACCACCTCTTTATCGAGCGCCTTGATGCCGTCGATACGACGGTCAATCCGCTCCAGGTCAGCAGCCCTCTGGTCCGCCATGGCCTGCCAGAACTTGGTGACAGACGGCTCGCCACGCTCCGCCACCTTTTGCAGACCAATAAATGATTCCTCCAGTCGGAGGACTGCGTTCGCCCGCTCTTTGATCAACTCGGCTGGGATAATCCCAACATCTGCTTTTCCACCGCCAATCCGTTCCCGCTTCGCAAGTAGCTTATCCAGGGCATGCTCAGCCGCCTGGATGTCGTCCCGCATCGATAGGAACACGAGCGACCCCACCGCAGCGCCAGCGCCCGCACTCATCAGCGGGTTTTTGGAAACAGCCATTGTGGTCTTGAACGTCACCCACGCGGCCGTGATCGCGATAATGGCGTCTTTGTTCCGGGCTAGGAACTCGACGAACTTCCCCATCTCTGCGGCAACAGTCTTGATCCCGTCTTGGAACCCCTGCGAGGTCATAATCTCGCGGATGGACTGAATGGCCGGTAGAAACCCCGCAGCGATGTTAATGCCAGCCGCCCGCAGAGCCTTGCCAATTTTGTCTAATTCCTGGTTAGCTTCTTCGGTCTTCTTGATCGTCTCGTTCGACAAGACGAGCCCATACCGGCGCGCCTCTTCGGCCATCGCACGCAGACCAGACGTTCCAGCCTTTGCCAGGGGAATTAGTTTCAGGCCGGCTTCTTCGAACAGCGCAACGGCAGCCGCGGCCTGCATCGTTGGATCTTTAATTTTGCCGATCCGGTCCAGAAGCAAAGTGAACGCCTGGTCCGGCTTCATTCGCCGAAGGTCTTCGAGTTTAAGACCGAGTTTTGCGAGGGTGTTTCGAATACCCTCCGATTCCTTGCCAACCGCGCCCAGCCGCTGCATCATCTTCTGCATGCTGGTGGCGAATTCTTCCTGCTTCACCCCCGCTAGACTGGCTGCATAGGCCAGTTCCTGGAATCTCTCAGCGCTAACGCCGATACGTTTCGATGACTTAGCTATCTCGTCGCCGGCCTGCGCAGACTGCTTGACAACGGCCGCGATTCCGACCGACGCGGCAATGCCGGCCACGGACCCCATGCGCATGATCGATGCGGCAGCAATATTCGCCTTTTGTGCAACGTCAAGGAATGCGCGCTGCATCTGAATGGCGGTCGAGTTGACGGTCGCCCTGACCTTCGCCATGTCAGCCGCAAACATTGCCGAGTTACCGGCAACATCGACCCTCAATGCGCCAACTGGTTCAGCCATGCGTTTTCACTCAGTTCGCTCGGCGTCTGTCTTCGCCGCCAAAGGCGACGGTCCACTGTTCAATGACGCTCAGCATTTCTTCTTGAGACATCCGCCGCGTTTTCTGCGGGCCTTCCAATGCCTGCATCGCTTTTGACAACGGCGGCATCCGCTTGATGCGGAAGTACAGGCCGGAGTGCCACGCGGTGAACATCGCGGTCTGGTAGCCGCGCCGCTCACGCTCGACCGCCCCTTCGACGAACAGCTTTGTCAGGTACGGCGTGCTCTGCCAGAACTCGCTATCCGACATCCCGAAGGAAGTAGCCGCCTTGTAGGCCTCGACTATCGGGTCGCCTGACGCCGCTTTCGACGAGGGTTTTCGGCCGGCTCGTCCCGCACCTCCTCGTCACCTTGGAAGGTGCGCTTCCAAGCCAGCATCACCGCCTCGATGCTCTTGGCGATAGGCGGGGACGCATCCATGATGGCTTCGGAAGTGACACCGGGCCATGACTGGCGAAGGCCAACGGCGAGCACCTTTGCGATGGTCTCAAGGTCTTGCGCTGCGATCGCCTGCGTTATCGCCACGTCGAAGTTCTCGCCGAACTCCGAACGAAGCGCAGCGATGCCGCCCCAGCCGAAAAAGACCGTATGCGCCTCGCCGCCGATGACGAGCGCCGCTTCACCACGATACGGGTTCACCGTCACGGCGTCACCGTATTGGAGAGCGTCGGCTTGCCACTGATCTTGATGGTCAGAGACAGTGTCATCCGATCATCGATCGGCATGGCGTGTTCCAGGTTCGTGATGAAGCCGGTGAAGTCGAATGCCGTACCCTCGGCGTTCGGGAACAGGATACGGTAAGGCACCGCGTCGTCGTCCTCGTAATCGTCCATCAGCTTCTTGTGCGAAGTGCTCGCACCAGCGTTCGGGTCGAGAGCAATGGTAGCCGTCGCCTCGCCGGCATCCCGCAGGCCGGAGATGAACTCGCGATACCTGTCGGGGCTGCTTGCGTGGGTTGCCTCGACGGCATCCCGGCTCAAGCTCGGGCCGGCGGGCTCAAGCAGTTCTCCGAGGTCTTCAAACGTGGGCGGGCTAGCGCCATCCGAGCGCATAAAGCGCACGCCATGGCCGATCCGTGCGACGGTCATAGTCGTATCCTTTCAGTGATGTGGAGAGTCCGGCGGGTGGCCGTGGGGCTGGGTTACGCCAACGCGTCTTCGAACCAGATGAAGTAGTCTCGGCTGAAGAAATAGAGCTTCGATTCCGCCTCGAAGCCGGAGCGCTCGCTTTCGAAGAACGCGCCCTGGCAGAAGGTGGACGGAGGGCTGTCTTGGTTCAGGTATCCTTGATAGGCGCTCAGCCGTGCGAGCACCTTGTCCGCAAGGTTAGCCACGCCTTCGTAGGTCGGCCCCCATGCGTCGATTTGGATGCGAGGCGATGCCAGCCCCAGATCACGCCGGCTGGAAACAATCCGCTCGCCGCTGATGTGGCTGTAGCGTAAGCTCAATGCCTTGGTGTTCTGCGGCAGGTTGACCGGATAGATGCGATTGCCACCGACAAGAACGCTGATCGCGTTGTCGTCGAGAAGGAAGCTCCGCAGGCTGGCACCAATGGTCATGTCAGCCCCCGAAATGACGGGTTGCGCTCTTGCTCAACTTACCCGCCATGGCCTGCTTCCGAAGTCGACGTGCGGCCTTCAGAATTTCAGCCCATATCGTTTCGCGCATCGTGGTAAGTACCCGATCTTTCGTCGCGTCCCATGCCGGGCGCATGAACGGAAGGGCAGGCATGACGCCCACAAACTTCTTGGTCTTTTTGTGATAGCGCGGGGCTGTTCCGAACTCGACCAGATGACCATGCGCGCCTTTCGGATGGCTAGGTCCAACATGGACAACAACGTCACCCTGCTTGCCGTATATCCGTCGCTGACGCCTGCTGAGTTTTGTGGAGACGATGATCGAGCTATCAAGCTCCCTATCATCCTTCCGAACGATGGCCTTGGCCGTTTCCCGCACGGGCACCACGGCCTTGCGGATCGTGTTCCGCAGAACCTGGTGCCCGACCGATTTCGGCAGTTCCTCGAAGACCCGCGCCAGTTCCTTCTCGCCTGAAACGTTGAACTTGAAATACTGCTTCATCAGGCATCCATCGGATCTTCGCTTCTGGCGTAGCAGTCAACTTCTATGCCCTGCCGTCGCCCGACCTCCCGAACGTCCGTGACGTCGAACTCGCGGCCGTCAAACGAGATGCGGTGCAAGGTGCTTACGTCCTCAACCTGGCTCGACCACCGAAACCGGAACGTCTTCACGGCATGGCCGATGAACTGCGTTGCAGCGAACCGCTCGGCGCCCTTGGCCTCGACCTTCTCAGCCCACACCGTCGCAATCGGATTCCAGACGATGATCTCTTCGCCGGTTGCGTTCTGAGAGACGTTGCGTTCCAGAATGGAGATGCGCCGGTCGAGCTTCCCAGCCCTGATCATCTAATCAAACTCCAGATCGTTCCGTCCGCTATTTCGTCAGCGGTGTATTGCGAGTAGGCGATCGAATGCAGCCATGGCATCCGGTCTGGATAGGCCAAGTTATCGATGTCCTCGATGCTTGTGCGCCCGACCGGTGCAGCAGCAGACGATGGATCGACGATGACCGGGATGCCCCAGACAAGAGCCTCTAAAGCCGCCACGCTACCGTGCGTTATCAGGCAGTATGCGTCATGCAGTTCACGCCACAGCGGCACACTCGACCGCTTGTTCCGAACAGACACCGGGCGCTTGGTCTTCTGCGCAGCGAGCAGGGTCTTCTCAACCCACCCCTCGATGCGGTGAAACTTCTCGTAGTGCTCAGACGGGGCCGCGATGATGATGCGCTTGCCGTTCCGACACCACGGCTTGACCTCCAGAGCGAGGCGCTTGAACCTATCCGCACGTGCCAAAGGATGGAGCCCATCCATCTGGTATGTGCTGACGTGCCAGCGAAAGTATTCAGGCCCCCGTGACCGCTTGAGCCACGTCTTGCCGCCCCGGTTGAGGTAGCCCCTGTCCCAATAGACGAACGTGCGCCCTGCCCTGCGCCATTCTTCCTCAATTTCGCGAAGCTCCATCTGGCACCCGACCACCGGGACCATGTCGGGCGGTAGATCGGCCAGTTCCTTGACACTGTTTGATACAAGGTCGAAGCCACGAGCGATCGAGTTAATCAGCCCCTTCTTGTCGTCCCGAAGATCAGGCTGAACGTAGAGGACCGTGTTATGCCGCCCAATGATGGGCAACCCAGCGCTCTGTCTGTCGGGACGGGTCGCGATGACCGTTGAAGGTGACGATCCGTGCATCGGCTGGCAGGTATCCCGGCCACCCTCGTTTCTTGTATCCGTAAATTCCATCCGCGTGTGTCCACCCCGGAGCGTCCGGGGCCATGTGTGCAATCCAGGTCTGGTCTGATCCACGCCAGACCCCGCCTTCATGAGCAACCTTGTCGGCCTTCTCGACGGTGAACTCTTTCCAAATCTCCGGCCGCGCGCACCGCGCGATCATCATGACGCTGCCGTTGAATTTGCATGGGTTCCAATGCCCGCCATGCCGAATCATGAACGGCTCGGGTCGGTCGAACAGAGGACCAAGAGGCCCCGTAATCACCATGTCCAGATCGAGGCACACAAGCCGATCGATGCTATGCTTTAACTGCCACGCGGGGTCGAACATTCGCAGCCGCGCATAGCAGCCGTCCCGAACGCTCAGCAGTCCCTCATCCTCGATCGGCAGCGTATCGCCCGGTGTATCTGGCTGGTCGGTGATGCAGATGAAACGATGCGGGATCGTCAGATTGCGGGCTACTCCCGCCTTTAGCTTAGACACATGCTCGGAGCTGTACTTCGAGCCCCAACGCCACGTTATGACGGTAAGCATTCACCAGACCATGATGTGATCGCCGCCGATCTCATGGGCCTG